GTAAACAAAATTAGTTTATGTCCATTATCAGTTAATTTCTTTAATACTTTTACTGAACCAATATCTTTACCAGTTCTAGGATAGTCATGTGTTACAACAGTCCCATCAAAATCACAATTGATTGTAATGCCTTCTTTTTTTAAATTACTCATAATCTTTATTTTAACCTTTTAGAGTTCTATTATTTTTACCAACCATCAATTCTTTAGCCTCGTTAGAACCAATTGGTCTAACATAACCAAAATTAATCTTATCACCCAACGAAACATAACCATCAATCGGTTCCAAAACATAATGGTATGGTAAAAAATCAAAGTTTCTTACACCTAATAAGATTCTAGGGTTTATTAGTTTAGGTACTCTGTGTTTGAATTTGATGTTATCAAAAATAAGCATCTCACCAACACCACATTCTGAATTAACTTCAGCACCAGTTGCAACATTTATCAATACAGCACCTTCTGACTCACCACCACCATTTAACGTTAACAAACTCACAAATCTAGGTAGCAAAGCTTCATCAAAGAAATGATAATTAGGTTCATCAATAAACCCATTAAGGTATTCACCATCAAAATGCTCAAATACTGGTTCAGTACCACCTAAATATTTTCTATAGTTTATCATGTATCTAGAGTCAGTAGTTACTGGTATACCAGTAACTCTACTTAAAATCGCATTGTTATATAATATATAACTTTTGAATATAGGTCCTAATTGTGAAATTGAAGGTAAAACTTCATTTTCTTCTGGACTAACCATGATAATAACTGACTTCTTGTTTGTATGCCCCTTTGATGGGTATACAATACCTTTATTCTCAAATACAATATTATTATATTTATCATGTAGTACTTCACACTCAAGAATCAAATCATTGACTTCCTCTTCATTCATCAAACTAACTCTAGTGTAACCTAGATTCATAAGTTCAATTAAGTTTTTATTCGTAAACTTCTTCATATTTATTTTTTATTAATAATTGTAACAAGATGTGTTTTTAATTTCAGCATCTTTATATAATTCAACACCATCATCAATTCTATCGATAATGAATAATTGTTTTAATTCATCATTGATTATAATACCTCTTTTGATTCTTAAACGTCTCTCATCGTTAGCCTCAGCTCTAAATCTATGAAATCTATTAGCAAAAGTAATTGTACCATTAATACACTCATCCCAAATAACATCAAAAGTTTTAGGGTGTTTCTTATATTTAGAACTTCTTTGCGTGTTAATTGGTGTTTTGAATTTAGATTTATTACCACCTAAAATAGGAGCCATATCTTCAAGAACACCGTATGTGCTGTCAGTAAATAAATCTAAAATTTTTGATGATTTATTCAATACTTCATCAAAAGTAAAAGGACCATTTATCACAGTTTCGTACTTCATAGTTACTCTACTTTTAGAGGCTTTCTTTAATTGGGTTGAGAAATCTAACCCAGAATTAACCGTATCATTAATAAAATCTTGGTTTTGAATAATACATATATCATTTTCCATTTCAACATAGTTTCTCAAAATTTCAGTTGAAGCTATAATTCTAAGGTCTCTATTGGTATGGTAACCGCAGATACGACCAACCAACCCTTGTGAACCATTGGCAATCATTTTTCTTCTAGTTTCAACAACCAATCTAACATATTGTTTTAACTCACCTAAATCTTTACCAGCTGATAACGCATTAATTACTATTAAAACTATTTTTTTATTCTCATGTAAAATAGAGTGCTCCCACGAAAAACTATCATTACCCAAAACACTTTTGATTGATGAAAAATTAACACCTACAGCAATAACTTCATATTCATCACTATAACTCTCAATCAATTCTTTAAGAATTACTGTATTTTTTCTACTTTCAGCTCTAACAATAGATAAACCACCTTCTTGTTTGCTAATAAACCAATCCAAATCAGTCATAAACTCATTTGATAAAGAACTAGTTGTATTCATCAATCGGTATGTTTTAGCGTCATCAATATCATTTGTGTAATTATTAATATCTGTTACTAAACCTAAATCTAACATATCAGAAACACCAAAGTAATTATGTGGTTTTTCTGCTTGAACAATCTCAGCATCTAATTCACCACTATACACAGCTTTAACAGCACAATATGGTGTTGCAGAAATTAAAATTAAATTAACATCTAATTTATTCTTTCTGATAAGACTAAATAAATTTTTATTAAATACACTTCGTTTACCAGAACCATAATCACACTCATCAAAAATAATAGTCTTAACATTAAGTTTTCTTAAATAATCTAATGTATTGTCTCTGAAATCTGGTACCATCTTAGCAACATAAGTAACTGATTTAAACCATTTACCATTTCTATAGAATTTTTTATCTTCTAAAGCACTTTTGTTTTGGATAAGCAAAGCTGTATCACTCATACCAGTTAAAAACAATGTTGTCTCACCATTTTGGTAATCTCTAGCCAACAAATTATTTGATAAATAATGTACTGTCGCAGTTTTACCATATTGCATTGGTGCCATACCAATAACTATCTTTTTTCTTGTCAACGCATCATATATCCTTTCAGCAAAATCAATTGAGTTTGGATAAATATCGTTTATTACATCATATTTTACATCATATTCTTTGGTCACACACAGTGTAAATTCATCATCACCATTTTGGTATACGTTAAACTCAGTGTCTTCAACTCTTATTGTCTCAGTTTTGCCGATATCAATTTTACCAGATTTTAAATTGTTAATAGCTTCAGTAATACTTTTAAAAAGGTTTTTCATAATTTTTATTTATTTATATTTTTAATAAAGGTAATAATAAAATTCCGATATACCAAATATTTTAGTAAAATATATTTTTATTTAAATGTTGTAAATTCTCCATTTAGGAAGTTGACATGTTGTGCTCTACCATCTTCATGTATAATAACATGTGATTGTAACCATGAGCTTGGTCCGATATTGTAACCTACACGTAGCTTTGTTGATGTACCTACTGCTAATCCACCATCTTTTCTTCCAGGAGAATGGTAATGTCCTACAACACATTTCGTGTTTAGTTTTCTGAACTGTAACAAAGAACCTCTACTTCCATTGGCACCCACATCACCATGTTGACCTAATTCCCAACCTTTAACTTTGAAACTAGTACTTCTATCTAGTGTTTTCATATTAGGAAATCTATCTTCGATTAAACAAGGTATAATACCTTTAGGTGCTTTACCTTTTAATATAAGACTAGAATAATCAATATACTCTAAAGCATTTTTAATATTTCTTTTCCAATCACTATTGATTAACCATCTATCTATAAAATCATCATGATTACTTCTAACAATAGTTACATTATATTCTTCAACATTCTTTAACCATTCTAACATGTTATCAACCTCAAGTTTAAGTGAGTTTGTACCATCTTGTTCTCGTTGATATAACTTAAACGCATCTTTTGATTCATGATGACTAATAGAGTGACCATCAAATACATCATGCAACACAACATTTGCTGGGTATAGTTTTTTAAATAATACATTAAGCGTAGAATCCAATACTTCCTCATCATGATGTCCTAAGTGTAAATCAACCAATATAGCTGCTGCTACTGAATTAACTCTAGTTACTTTACCTTTATCAACATTATAATATAAATCAGTAAACGCACCAGTTTTATCATCAGCAGTTACTTGACGAATAAAGAATATTTCCTCGTCTTTTATCTCAACAATACAGAAACCAAATGTGTGATGGAATTCACCTACTTTACCAGATTTAGAATCAGTATAGTTCTTTTTTGTAATAGAACCCGTTGTAGCCATCATCTTAGGTATATTACCATCTAACACTGGTATCATTTCCATTTGTACCTTTGGAGCACCAAATATACATGAGTTAACACCACTTAAAGCATTCATACCAGTCATAGGGTTAACGGCTGTAGGTTGTACCTTGACATCAGATAGTATAGAAACATACTTATGTATATCATGTCTATTGGCATCTAAGTATTTTACAACCTTTTTATCCCATACTTCATTCTCAATTTGAGCATTCGTCCACATACTAGTAGGATTTCTGTATCTACCAGCGATAACATGAATGGATGCATCGATAAATTCAGCATATGCTTCAATGTTTTTTAATAAACCATCATTTATTGGTGTGTTATTCTGTGCCCAAGTAACTATAAAACGTTTTTTATCTAAATCAAAAGCTTTCTTTTGTGCTAATGTATATTGTTCTGGGTTAATATCAACCTTTTCTTTAAGTTTTAACTTCTCAGAAGCCCATTTTCTAATTGTTCTTTCAGATACACCAAACTCATCACCTAACATTGCGGCTCTTTTTTCCCAAGACATGTTGTCTTTGTCATTATAAACAGATATAATATACTGTTTTTGTTCTTCCGTTAATTCTTTAAACTTCATATTCTATTTAATTTATACAAATATACTCCTTTAATTCATATCTAACAAGTCAAAGGAGTATTTTATTATGATTTAGGTATTAAATCAAGCAAATATTCTCTATTTTCTGTGAATATTGGTGTGTTATCGTCAACAATCCACTTATTTCTTGTAACAAGTTCATTATGTGCCTTTTCAAACACGATTGTTTCTTTTTTGATAACACTACCACGCTTGTATTTAGGTAAATAATCATTCCAATTGATACCTTTCTGAAAAAGCATCTCTTGTTTATCACTACCAGACTTCTTTTCAAGTTCTTTATGAGAGAATACAGCACTTGCTGCCATACTTATACTGTTTCTAGTACAATCTTGTTGTCTAAATAGTATAGCGTTGAACATCTCATCAATGTTAGGAACTTGAAATACACGTGCATCAAAGAATGCTAATGTAGACTCCATAACATTATCTGTATCCAAATATCCATTTGAACTATTTCTAACCAACCTCAATTGATTAAATTTTGCAGTTGCCAATGATGCAGAAATACTTGTCATCTTCTGTACATTATAATCAAACCATGCATCTGTATTGATTGTATCATTATCATATAAAACAACAGATATTTCATCTGATTGTGTATATGCGAACTTCGCACCTTGTATGTTCTCACATAAGAATTTTGCAGTTTCATCCATATCTTGACTAAAACCATCATCAAATGGTTTATTTAGTCTTTTGGTTAACTTAGAAAATCCTTTACCATCAAGTCTGATTATTGTTATTGTACGTCTAGTTAAAAACGTTTTGGTTCTGTTCTCGTATGATTCCTTCATACGGTCACCTAAGCTTTGTTTATTACCCATTAGTCATCAAGTGAAATAAATAATAAAAAACACAACCATCCCCATCCATCAACACCAGCCAATGCTAATGTTACTATTCCAGCCACCAATGCTAACTGTATTAAACTATATTTATTAAATTTTTCCATATTTTTATATTTAAATTTCTATTTTTTTACTTGATTTTAAAGCATCGTAACTTAATCCTAGATTATTTGCAGCGATAGCCATACCTATTTGGTCATCGACACTAAAAACAACAATCTTTTCATGTACCATTGTTTCTAATGAATCACTAATTATTAATTCAGTTAATATTGAATTATCAATTCTGTCGTATGCTGGACCAGATAGAACACCATGACTAATTATTGCTCTAACACTCTTAGCACCATTTTCAATCAGAACATCAGCTGCTTTGCATAATGTACCAGCGGTGTCAACCATATCATCTAAGATGACAACATCTTTACCAGTCACATCACCAATGATAATCATTTCATCAATTACATTAGCTTGTTTACGAGTTTTATCTAACATCACATAGTTCAAATTAATGTCGTGATACTTAGATAATTGGTCTTTCATACGTTTAACACGTTTACCACTACCAGCATCTAGTCCACATAATATAATATCTGTCATTCCACTAACTGATAAAGCATAAATGTAATTATCAAAAACATTTTTACCCTCAATATGTGTTACTGGAATCTCGAAAAACCCTTGAATTTGGTCAGCATGTAAATCATATGTAATAACACTAGTCGCACCCAAAGCTTCAAGCTTCAAAGCCATAACCTTAGCACCAATAGGTCCACGTGATTGGTCTTTTTTATCTTGACGAGCATATGGAAAGTAAGGTAAAATAACAATTATCTCATGAGCAGCTGCACGTTTTGCCGCATCTATTGCTAACTCTAATTTAATAATCTCATCTGATGTGTTTGGGCTTGATAACAAATACACACGTTTACCACGTAATGAATCAGTAAAATCAACACATAACTCACCATCAGAAAATTTTTGATTTCTTAGATAACCAATCTCTATATTTTGTGCTTCTGTTTTATTCCATGAATTAGCCGATAAAGCTATTTTTCTTGCAATATCTTCTCTACCATCAAGGGAGAATAATAACGATTCTATCATAATTTTTTTTTTACAAAGGTAAGTAAATTATTTGTACTATACAAACAATTAGAATAAATAATCTGAAACTTTTTCAGAACCAAATTTGGAAAGTGTTCTAATACCAGAACTTGATATGTGCTCAAACTCTTTATCACAAAATATACTCACCATATTGATTTCTGGCATAAGGTCTTGTAAGTATCTATATTGATTCATTTCATATTGTAAATCAACACTATTTCTAAGACCTCTAATCAACGTTATGCTATCACATGGTAAGATTGTTTGAATACGAACAATAAAATCTGTTAAAAGACAATCATATTCCATTATTGTTCTATCTTTTAAAATCTCTAATGACCTAATATCATATTCTGATATTTCTTTTTCTGGGTTAACACCATTTGCTATTATTACTTTATCAAAAATCTTTTCAGCCTTGCATAAAATATTATAATGCCCTTTATGGAAAGGGTTAAAACTACCAGCATATATTGCTACTTTCATATTATAGTCTTCTTCTAAGTTTATAACCAACGAAAATGCAACCATATATAAACAAAGCAATAAACATATACTTTAATACTATGAAGAATGTACCAATAGCTATAAGTATACCTTTGATAATGAATATTCCTAACAAAACTGCTAGGAATATTAGAATAAATTTTAATTTCATAAATCTTTTATTTTTTTCCATAAACGATTATGGTATTGTGCGGCATAAGTACCTATCTCAAAGTTACCATTATAAAGAATAATCTCCAAAGCTAATGGTAATTCAGCATATAGCTTGTCCCAAACTTCTTTTTGTTCATCAGTATAAGTAATAATATCTTCATGTGTTAAGAAATCAATATCACTTGGTTTACCTTCAAGAATCAATTGCATTGCATCATATAGGTTGTTCTCACCAAATGGTGCTGGGTCATATGTATCATCTTCTGTCCCAACAATAAAACCTTTACCGTTAATACTCCACTTTAAATACTTTAAAAGCTTTAAGTGGTCTTCTGTTATTTTAAGTGTTAATAAACTCATATCTAATTAAAACGGTAAATCATCGTTATCATCTTCAACAATTGTTGTTGAAGCAGTTTTCTTAGCTTCTTTTGCTTCTTTTGCTTGTGTTTCAATAAACTTTTTTTCTTCAGCATAAGTAATAATAGCAACACCTTTATTGTTGGTATAATACTTACCTTGATATTCATTACCTCTTAATTGAAAAGCTATTCTAACTTTATCACCTTCAGATATTTCATCAAGCTTGTTGATTCCATTCTCATCTGTGAACTCAAACTTAATATGTTGCGGATATTCATCCTCTGTCGATACAACAATTTCTCTTTTCTTAAAATTGTTTTTAAACTCTTGAGTATCAAAGATAACTTTAACTACTCCATCAAATACATAATGTTCCATAATTTTTATTTTTTGTTTTTATTACATTGCAAATGTACTAATAATATTAGTAACTAACAACATTTTATTTATTTATTTATTTAATAATTCATCCACTATTTCTCTAACTCCCTCAACAGCAGTCTTATTCACATACTCTACATTAAGTCCGTAGTTATTTAAATAGTGCTTAGGTGATGGGTCAATATAGATTATCCTACATGGATTATCAGAATCTGTCCTCCTAACATTATTTAACATATCCAACGTATAGCTTATTTGTAAACTAGTACCAACAATCAATAAGACATCAGCATGATATACAGCTTCATAACCTTCATCAACTCTATATGGCATTTCATCAAACCAAACTATATCTGGTCTTAACTGTGAATTTGTTTCTGGACAC